CAGGCGTATGAGATTGGCATATACATCGCCGTTGGTGCTTACCCCCTGCGCAAACTGGAACTCCTCGTTGGTGTCGATGACGAAAGCGGCGGCGGCCCCCATATCGGAGAGCATCTGTTCGGCGCGTGCCAGCATCTGCTCATCCTGCGTGTTGGTCTTGACGTAGCGGGGCGGTATGCCGTAGATCTCGCACAGTTCCGACCAGCAGCTCTGGGCGAACTTCTTGAAGAGGATATGCGGCACGGTCTTGTTGAGCAGTCCGAGGTGGCCGCTGTTGAACTCAAGGATCCATTTGCCATACTCGGCGGTTTCGCGGTAGGGGATGAAGCTGTTCAGGTACTGGTCGGGGTAGAACCTGCCGCACACGGGGTCGAGGTTCTGACGCGGCACGATGTAGATTTCGGGGATGCCGTTGGGGTTCGACAGTTCCACGAGGGAGCAGCCGTACAGTTCGCTGTCGAGCATCGCCTTGATGATGTCGGGCACAGGGGCGATTCCCTTCAGCTGTTCCGTGAGGCGGTCATCCACCTTCCCGTCTGGGTTCACCAGCTCGAAAGGCGTGGCGACCGTGCGTTCGTGGCGGTTGTTGACCTGCGAGGTGAGCAGTGCATCGTCGGCCACGGTGTCGTAGATGTCCTGCAGGAGGTAGAATTTCGGACTTTCGGCGCGTTGGGCGTAACTCTGTGCGCGTTTCCAGTCGGCGATGTCGCGGCTGGTCTTCGTTATGGTCTTTCTGACCGGTTTGGGGAGGGAGTTTTGCTTTTTCATTATTCGTTATTAATTAATCATTCGTGGTGAAATTTGGGTCGGCTGACCATACGGAATGGCTGGGCGGTGTCGTCGGGGTCGGTGGTGGTGGATGCTTCTGGCGACGGGAGGCCATGAAGGATGATGCGGGAGGTAGCGTAGTCGCCCATCCCGGCAATCTTCTCAAGGGTGAGTATGGTGCTGTCGTAGCGTTCTTTCACGCGGTCGTATCGCACGTCCACGTTGGCGAGCTCACAGATGTTGTAGGCGGCCACGCGCTGCACCATCCGCATCACGAAGGCATCGCGGTTGCTGCCGGTGGCGGCGAAGATGGCCTCGGTGTCGTAGAGCTTCCATGCGTTGTACTGCTGCTGGGTGAGGGAGGCAGTTTCGCGGCGCTCGTTGGCGGCCTCGAAATAGGAGCGCACCTCCGACTCGGCGGCGAGGATGGCCTGCTCGATGACAGCGGAGTCGCTCTGTGCAATCTGGTTCATCCGGTACTGGTAGAGCACGGATTTCATTTCTTCTGCGGTGATAAACATTTTTCTATAGTTAAAGGTGAAAAATTATAGAGACGCGCCATGGCACGTCTGTACATAAAAAGTTAGAATCTTCTGGAGGTCCTGTGGATGACGGAGTAGCGCGAATTTGCAGTCCGTGAACGCTGCGCGAGCATCCAGATGGCGGATTCGAGGGCGTCGGGCGCATCGTCATGGGCGCGGCTTCCGCGCTCAAACAACAGCAGCTGCTCTTCCAGCACCTTCATTCCAGGCGAGTCCTTCTCCTTTTCGTTGAAGACCACCAGTCCTCGCTGGAACAGGGGCTGCATCGCCTCGATACGTGCGTACTTGTCGCCCTTGGAACGTTTGTCGCCGATTATGGGCACGTGGCATCCGAGCGCGTTGCCGGTTTTGGCGAACTCATCGAGCATAAGGTCCTGCATAAAGTTGGATTCCATATAGTATAGCACCGGCACACGTCCGTTGATGAAGTCCATCAGCGCATAGTGCCATGCGACCATCTCCGACACGGAGGTCTGGTCGGCAAAGACCTTCAGCACGTGGAAGTGACCGTCGGGGGTTTTGCCCACAAGCGCCGTGGCCTTGTAGTCGGCGGTGGCGGAGTTCTTGAAGGAGGGGTCGGTGTAGCATATCAGTTGGCGGTAGTCCTTGAGCGGAAGCATCTTGCCATAGTGGATGTCTTTCTGCTTGAAGACGGCGCCCTCGGTCATCGGGTTGTTCATATACTCCTTCTGGAAGTTGCGCTCGCCGGTGAAAGAGCGCATCGCACTGATTTCATCAGGCGTGTAGTTCTCGGACCACGAGGGGCGACCCTTTTTGTCGAGGATGTTGACCACGGTATGGTACACGCCCGGACGGGCAGCGATGTTGGTGAGTATGGACTTCTTGGCGATGCGGTTGCCGACAAGGATGAACCTGCCGCGCCCGGCCTCCATCGTGCCGAAGAGGGCCGACAGCACCCATTCCGTAGCCTTGGAGACTCTTTTCTCGTTGAGCACCAATTCATCGTCATCTATATCGTCGATGACGATATAGTCCGGTCTGCGGCCTTTTTTCTTGATTCCTCGGGGCGACTGGCCACGTCCCACTGCGGTGAAGTAGCAGCCGTCAACGGTGGTGAACTCTCCCTCCGCCCAGTTGCCGGCTTTCATCTGCTGCCCGAAGTCGTGGATGTAGAGGTCGTTGAACTCCAGTTCCGACTGAAGGTCGGCCAGCAGGCGGTCGGCGGAGTCCTCGCTCTTGCCCACCAGCACCATCGTGTGGAACTGCCGCTCGGGCTGTATTTTGAGCCAGAGGGGGATGAACACGCCCATGTGGGTGGACTTGGCGTGGCCACGTGCCCACTCGAAGACGGCGCGTGTGTTGCGGTTGCGGAGTATGTAGGCGGCCGCATCCAGCTGGAACCTGCCGCAAGGGGTGCGTGCGATATGCGGGAAATAGGTGCCGACAAAGAAGGCGTAGTCGCGCTTCGCCCTCTCGACGCGCACCCGCTGCGCCTCCTTGGATTCGGAGAGGGTGCGGGTGCGTCTCTGGAGCCTTTCGCTGTCAAGCTGCCATTGCTTGTATGCTTCGGTTTTTGTGATGTCCATCGGTGAAAATTTTCGGCAAAATAACAGCGAAAACGACATATATAAAAATATATGAATCAATATGATAAAGATATTTGTCGGGCTGTGAAAAGGGTTGTTATTTTGCACCGAAATTCAATATCGGACATATCAATGGCGACAAAAAAGGAACTTGAACAGAAGAAAGAACTGGCCCGTCTGTACTACATGCAGGGCGAGAGCCAGAAGGTGATAGCCGACAAGGTGGGCGTGAGTGCCGTGACCCTCGGCAGATGGGTGGAGACCGGCGGCTGGAAGGAGAAGAAGGCCGGCATGAACGTGACCCGCCCCGAAATCGTGAACAAGAACCTCGTGCTGATCAGCCGCCTGCTCGACCGGCTCAACAGCGAGGACATCGACCTGAAAGACATCGGCAAGATTGTGGACCAGGTGAGCAAGCTGGCCGCCGCCATCGAACGCATCGACAAGAAGGCCAACGTGATTGATACCATCGAAGTCTTCACCGCCCTGAACCGGTGGATGGAGGCGCGGATGGAGTGGGACGAACAGGTGACACCGGAACTGCTGGCACAGTTCAGCTACTACCAGGATCTGTATATCAGCGAACAGGTGAAGAAGAGTTAAAAGTTGAGAGTTAAAAGTTAAAAGTTATGCCAAAGAAACATACCTTTATATTATGTGACGGGAACCGGGTGAACAGCTACGGATTCCGTATCGACCTTGCAGGGCTTGACCTTGAACGCTTCAAGAGCAACCCTGTGATGCTTTACGCGCACGATTCGTCGGACGTGATCGGCAGATGGGAGAACATACGTGTGGAAGATAACCAGCTGAAGGCCGATGCCGTTTTCGACACCGATGACGAACAGGGCAAGCGCATTGCCGGCAAGGTGGAGCGCGGGTTCCTGAAAGGATGCAGCATGGGAATACACGTAAAAGAGCTGCACGAGGTGGACAATGTTCCTGTGGCCACCCGCAGCGAACTGATGGAGGCCAGCGTGTGCCCGATACCGAGCGACGCGGGCGCGGTGAGACTGTATGATGAAAACCGTAAAGAGCTGACCTTTGAAGAGGTGCGGCTTCAATTTAATAACCAATTAAAACCTATTGAAATGAACAAAAACGAAGAAACGAATGTGCAGACCCCTGCTGCGGATCCGAAGGATGCGGAAATCGCCAGCCTCAAGGCGCAGCTTGCCGAGTCGAAGAAACGCGAAGTGGATTCCTTCCTGACCGCCGCCGTGCAGTCGGGCAAAATCACCACCGAGGAAAAAGAGGGCTTCGCCAAACTGGCGGCCAACGATTTTGAGACCGTACAAAGCCTCATCAACAGCCGTCCGGCCAAGGCCAGCGCTTCCCTGAGGGAGTTACAGGCACAGACCGCCACCGCCGCGCCGGCAGGACGTGAGAACTGGACCTACCTCGAATGGATGAAAAAGGATCCCAACGGCCTGAAACGGATGAAGACGGAGAATCCGGCAGAGTTCGAGCGTTTGCAGCAGACACTCAATTAAAAGTTGAGAGTTAAAAATCAAAAGTTATTCATTATTCACTAACCCTTAAAACCAAATCATTATGTTGAAACAAATCTTTGCGGCGATCATCCTCGCCCTGTTCTACCCCGACGCATCGTGGTTGAACGAACTGACCAGTATGGACCACATGGTCGAATACAACAAGATCAATCTCTCGCAAGTGGGCGCCGACCCGGAAGTGGTGAAAGACAATGCCACGTGGCCGTTGACCCCGACCTCCCGCACCGACAGTGGCATTGAACTACCGCTTGCCACCTTCGACACCGTGCCGACGCATGTGACCAACGTGGAGGAACTGGAGACCAGCTACGACATGTGCCAAAGCGTAGTGGCGCAGCACGCCGCTGCCCTGCGCACCAAGGCCATGCTGAGCGCGGCCTATAACATCGCCCCCGCCAGCAACTCTGCCGCCACCCCCGTACTGCCCACTACCGGCAATGACCGTGGCGACGGCAACAAGGCCCTTACCTACGCCGACCTTCTGACCTTGAGAACCAAATTCAACAAGGCCAACTATCCGCAAACGGGACGTGTGATTGTGCTTTGCCCCGAGCATGAGGAAGACCTGCTGAAGGAGGATGCCGCCCGCTACAACCAGATTATGACCACAGGCCAGGTCGCCGGCTTCAAGGTGTATGTGACCAACCATGGCGTACAGTACAGCACCAGCGGTGTAAAACAGGCCTACGGCACCACCAATGCACAGCCCTGTTCGTTCGCCTTCTGCAAAGAAGAGGTGATGCGTGCTATGGGCACCATCGAAGGTGAACCCGAAAAACGCTGGGCCGACTACAGGGGCTGGCTGCTCGGATTCCAGATGCGCTTTGTGGCCATGCCTTTCCGCAACAAAGGTATTGCTGCCATCTATAGCAAGAACGCTTAACCAGTTAAAAGTTGAGAGTTGACGTATGTGTTTATTCAGAAGGAGCCGGAATGTTGAGAAATCCACCCGCCAGCAGCGGAGAAAGCTGCAGCGCGACCTCGCCAAGCTGGAACGCAAGGTGAGGCGCAAGGCGGAGCGGACGCTGAAAGACCCAAGGATCCCACAGTGGATCCGTGACGTGAAACGCAAACAGCTGGAACGTTCCGGCTTCCTGACGAAGACGAAAAATTGAAACCATTTAAAGAAAGGAGAAACAATGTTTATCAATAAGAAAAACGGGGCGAGCTACGGTTTTGTGGCCCCCGAGATTGAAGCCGACAACGGCAAGAAGATCGAGGTGCAGTTCCCGACTTTCGGGATCCTGACCCCCACCATCAGCAGCAACAAGGCCGAAGTGAAGGTGGAACGTACCACCACCGTTGTGGATTTGGGCAGCACGGCATTGGCCGCTGCCACCACTGTG